TCGAGAATAACCACCCGCGTTGATCCGCAATTATCTAGAATGTAATTCCTGATCCGGCAAACACTGCCCTGAGCGGTGTCAGGAACCTCCCAAACGTCATGCCCCTGCGCTCGATACTCCTCAGCCTCAAAACGCGCCACAACGTATTTGCAGAATGGCAGATAAGCCTGAGTCGTGACCTCTCCCGCTCTTTTATAACTGGGCGAAAAATAGAGAATTTTGTCAGGCTTTGCCATTGTTCTTGATCCTCTCAAGATAGGCAGCACCATCAACCACTCGACCAATGCCCTTGCTCCACGGCTTTCCGTTTTGCCTCTTGCTGTATTTAGGCTTCAATCCAAAATGTGTTTTAGCTGCAAGAAAATCAACATCAGTATCGAATGTCAGGACAATATAATTTTGCGCCTCTCCCAACTCGCTCGAAAATTCAATATCGCCAACTTTGTTTTTAGTCTCTTTGGTAGATACCAGATAGCTGTGTAACTTCTCCTCACTCATGCCCAACAGCTTCAAGTCCATCCCTAGATCATTAAAGCGATTAATTTCATAGGTCATTAATTTGTTATCCCATGTACTACTCATGGTTAGCTGGTTATCAGCAATAACAAACATGTCGCGCTCATTCTCTGATAAGTGAGTGGCGATCACGCATGGAACCTCAACATGCCCGAGGTTCTTTGCGGCAATAACTCGACCGTGACCTGTAATCATTCGGTTTTTAGAGTCGATGAGGATAGGAACGCAGAAGCCAAACTTTTTTATGCTTGCTTCAAGTTCTTTTATCTGCGATTGAGGATGTTTTCGCGGGTTACGTTCGTACGGTTTTAGCTTTTCAATAGGACGATAGGCAAACTTTATTTGCTTACTCTTTGGCATAATCACTCCGCAACTATGTGGATGGCTCAACCAACCGAAACCGAATTGTGCCGCATGGCTAATTTTTATGCAATAAAAACCGGGTCAATGCCCGGTTCTCATTAATCGAATTGCGAGTGTAATGCAATTCCTTACATTTAAGCTAGTTCAAACCTTCAAAGCCAATCACGCGCAAAACATCAACAAGGCTGGTGCAAACGGCGCACTGTCCTTTCCATTTATCCTTGAACTGATCCTGTCCTGGAGTGGTCTTACCACCCGGCACCTTTAACTCGATAATGTAATTCTTGCCTCGATAGCCAACAATTATGTCTGCACAATTTTTTAACTGCGAAATGATAAGCACCGAAATCATCAACCGGCGTAAATCCGAGACAATTTCATTTTGGTTGGCATCAACTCTTGCTGCTCTTCTAAATCCCATCAGTTTAAATCCGTAGGCAGACTTTCCACTTGCCCACCCTCCGGCAATAAGTTACTGGGACAAATCTCCCTGTATGCTGCTCTCTCATCGGCACTGCGAAATCTACGGTTGATCGCACCTACGGGCGATCCATTGCAAATTGTCCAGAGTGCTGTATCGAGAGTTTGGTCTGCGGCATCAGCGCCACGTTCCGCCACTGCTGTACGCGCCATGCCAACAAACTCACAACCGGACAATAGCAGCGCACAGAAAATTAAGAGAATAGCTTTATGCATTGTTCTGTTCCTCCAAAATTGACAACCAAGTTTTCGTATAGATCAATCGAATGGTCGCTAAAAACCTCATCTGTCTCCATATCATTCAAAACATGATCTCGACTTGGGTTGATAACCCCTTCTCCATTCCAGTTATTGAAATAAAGCTTATTTTGAGTTCTTGATGGGTGATATGCAATAGCCGGTATCCTTGTAACAAAATCACTACCAGACACAACCGAGATTTGCCTATGCAAACTCATCCGACCGTGGCTCACTTTCAAAAACACATTGGGCTTGCCGAAAGTAAAAAGGCTCACCCTGTCACCCATCTTCCGCAATCGCCAAGCAAGCAACTCTGCTCCAGCACCACCCTTAGAATGCCCTGTTATGCAAATCTCTGAACCATCAGGCAATGCTTCAATGTCTGCGCGGATCCGCTTCCACATTCTAATGTGCGTAATCCCAAAACCACCATGCACAAAAGCACCAGACACATAGAGCGGAAAGGCGCTTGCGTTTATTACCCAATCCTTGCTGTCGTCACTCCCTCTGAAAACGAACCAATAGACAGCACCGACCTTCAATAGCACTGCAAACTCCCCGGTCAATGAGTCGGAATACTCATTCACTTGGTATGCCGCCGGAAAGTCTCCAGAATAAACGAGGTTGCTGTAAACCACTGCTGTCGATAGGCGAGTGGATTCTGCTAATACATTCAACGCGGGATGCCTCTTGCCTTCTTGTACCACTTCACCCACTCATGCGGGTGTCCGTGATCTGGATTGGCATTGTAATACTTATCCCAATACTGCCCCAATCCCATCAGGTCATTGGCTGCAGGCAATGGCTCTGTGACTCTCCAATACTTTAGTCGCGCAATCAGTGTCGCGTACTGTGGGCAATATAGAGCCACATCATCTATGTAATTGCCTTGAACGCAAAAACCTGGAGCAAATGATTTAACAAACTCCAGAAGGTCAGGCCGATATGCGAGGTAGTTTTTATACTGGCTCTGGTGGGTCTTTGGCTCGATCTGGTAAATGCCTCTTGCTGGTCCACCACCGACCTGCCGAATATGAATGCCGCCGGCACTCTCTTTTGCGATCGTACCAATAAGCAACTCGATAGCCGCCTCAGAATAAACGCCGGGTATCAACTTATCTAATCGCTTCAAGGTGGGACGGATGATGCAGGAATCGAATTGCTTAAAATTAACCACACTGCTCTCCGTGAAAATGTATTGCTGTTTGAGGCACCCTCAGCAGGCGGGCTATGTCATAGCTACCATCAGGGGGTGATGGTACCCGATCCTCACAAGCCTCAATCGAATTTGTGGTGAGGTAGCGGTTAAGCAACACCTCTGTAGGAGTCCGATCGGCTCTGCCGGGGTTACAAGGCCACTCACCGGCTAGGCAATTACAGCGCAAGATTTATTGGCGATGCACTGACTCAATCTCTAATTCTCTCTCTGCTATCTGCTCCTGATAAGCATTGATCTGGTGCTGGTATATCTCAAGCTGTGATTCGTAAATATCCGCAAGCCTATTGGTCAACTCACCCGAATCTGCGACTCGCGCCCTTTCGAGCGCAATGTCTTCCATGTGTACCTCAATCTCTTGTATGCGGTTTTTTATCAAGTTTATCTCTTGATTGTTCGCAGTCCGAATATCGACAAAGTTAATAAGTTCCATCAAGTCAGCAATATCACGCCGCACAATTTCAATCGCACTCACCAACTGAGATATGTCTCGACTGTTCGTGTTGATTGCTTCTATCAGGTTGCTGCTCAACTCCTCATTGCTCTCCTTTAAATTTCGCACATCAGCTATCACCTGATCGAATGAAATTTGTGCCGGATCACTCTGGCCGATAAATGCATCGAATCCCTGTATGCCTGTATTCCCTAAAAGCACAAGGATCAAAACGGTTGCAAAAGCATTGCCTGTCCCTAAAGACTCAGCAACGACTTTGGTTGTCGGGCTTTTGTCACTCATAATAAAAAAGTCCTGCACAGTAATCATGGGCTCGGAAGTCTCCGACTTCTCAAAATTATTCCCTGATTATCCCTTGCTCCCAATCTCTATGCAAGGTGACCATTATGCAATGTAAAAACTGCTCCGACTGGTCAACCTTCTTCTCGTATAGCGTTTTACCCTCACCGATCCTTAAATTGTCAAAATCAGAATGGCAAGATTGGCATAAATCCGCAGATGCCAGGTCGGAACCCTTAATGCCCCTCCCCTTTCCATAAGCATGTTGCCTCAGCCCTGTGTAATGCGCCCTTACCACAGTCGGACACTGTTTTTCACAATATGAGCATGTGCGCCCCTGAGAAGCCCGTAGCAGCTTTTTACTCGATACCCTTACCAAACTACTCATTTCGCAATAACTCCTCACCAGCCTCACCACGCAAAGCATCCTGAGCCTTTTCGAGCCTAACACTAGGGGATTCGCCATTAAGCTGATCCAAACCATGCAAAACAGCGCGAGCCACTAATCCCTTCAACTTGTAATGGAGCGGTTTCCATCTGACTGAGTGACAAGCGACGATTATCTGTTTAGGCCTGACCATCTTGGCCTGCTTGCCCGGGTAACTCCTGCTGGATTCGATGGCAGAAGATAACCCGCCATAGCTTTTTACGAGAATGGGGTTAACTAGAACCCGGTTCCACCCTTCGCAATTAACCACCAGCACCCTCAACTTCTCCCCAACCTGATTGGCTGCAAGGCAAAGCACATTGTTCTTTGCCATTATCTCCCTCATGTCATGCGCCAACTCAGTAACATCAACTCCATGCGGAACCTCAATGCATTGACGGGTGAGCGCCTTGTGTGGGTGCTTAACAAGTTCTCTTTTCTTTTTTCTAAACATTAACGATCTCCTTTGCCGCCTCAAGCGGGTGGTAATCTCCAATCCATTCGCCATGAATAGCGAAGTAAGCCCTTTTCCTGAACTCATCAATACTGCATAACTCAGTGACAGGCCTCCCATTGATAATGCAATCAAAATGCGCGTCACGCACTTTCTGCACTGGAGTTAAACTGCTGAACGGGTTGAACTCTCGATCCAACTCCTTGCCAGCAAACGGTTTTGCAAATTCACTCTTTGACATTTTCTGCACTCCTACATTTTGAATTTAAGAACCTGGAGTAAGTGTTACGCCTCCTGTAACTCTCGATAGTCCCAATAATCACTGTGCTTTTTAATGGTGAGCGATATACCTTGCTCACTCGCCATCTGCACCACACGATCCATTGCCTGTAATCTCTGCGCCCGACTTGCCGCACTTCCATCATCGTTGGTCATTTTCCAGCTATACCTTTTCCCCGAACTATCTGAACCCATGAAAAGATTGCAGCAAAAGTTGTGAGCATCATCAGGCTCGAAATCTCGATAAGCGATCACACTACCATTAGCACCGATCACAGCACTCCTGATCCCATTAGCTTTGTAATGGTCACTAATCTCCCCCATCCACATAAACCACGTGCCGCGCATAGTGTCAGTGCCTAAATCCTCATCAGGCAAAAACAATTCAATACAGCCATCAGGATGAGCGAGCATAACTTCTCGCGTGTAACTATCTCTGGCAATCAAATTACCATTGCCACCCCTCTTGAAATGTAACTTTTTCAATCCCTCATCTCCTTTTTTTAGGCCATGACATATATCAAGGCACTATGATCGAACTGCTATTCTGTAAGTTGTTGATTTTCTGTTGTAATTTTTGCATCTCCGCTCTCTGAGCGCCCAGTCTTTGCCTTAATTCTGTCACTTGGCTACTCAACTTCACTATTTCATTATTGGCACCGGTCATATCATCAACCAAGCCCTCGAAAAATTTTACAAACTCGCCAGACATATTCTCGTCATCCTTACTGCTTTTGGCCTTAAAGCACATGGCTGCGACTGCACCTATCTTGTGTTGTCCAATCATAATTTCGCTCCGAATAATAATGAGTCCAAATCACGGCTCTGTTCATGGGCTCGGACATATATCCCAAGATCAGAAGTGTAATGCTCTACCAGAATGCTCGCGACAAATTTTGCCCAACCATCAGGCGGCTCCAATCGACTCTTGTTGACCGGAGTTATGCAATTTGAAAGCGCACTGATTGTGTATAGGTTGATTTTCCTTGCTGGAGATAAAAACCAACTCATAGGCCGAAGGTGTATGTTTAGTTCATCCACTGGAGTGCTCCTAAGCAATTCCCTGATCCTGTCCATATCACCGAGTCGACCATCTCTCAGCATCGACAGAAGCCGTAAGCTAGGCTCTCTCACAACGCTAAAATTCACTCGGCCATTATTATTGGCCTCGGTCGGTGTAATGTAATTACCCAATACATGACTATGCACCCATGCCTTCACCTGATCCCCGGTATTGCCATCGCGGATCTTGTTCCTTTTGAAAAGGCTCTGTTTATCCTCTGTTAACTGATCGAAATAGGTGCGGAATAATTGAAGCTTTACCGCGGTGTTCCCGCACTTCGGTATTCCCCAATAATTTACAGCGCCAATGCTAAGTATGTTATAGCGAAATTTATTAACACGACTCATGCTCTCAATATCTGTCACGTCTTGCCTCCCCTGTCCTGGAGTCCTGTGTTATCTGTCCACCATACTCAATGCTCACCATCCACAGAAGTATGTCAGCGATCCGGCTTGTGTAAAATCCCTCCCTTCTAATCAAACTCATCTTGCCGAGATTGAAGTCATGGAAAATCTGGTTAGTGACCACGTTCTGGTAGATACTCTCTCCAGCCATATTCTTGTGCGCCAAAATCAAACCGCAATTTGCAGCCTGATCCTCTGTCATATTCCCGAACCTCACCGGCTCAACATAGGTGATTGTGAATACATGACGGGCAATGCTTTTCGGCATATAAAGTGCCGCACGCGATTGCCCGCAGTCCTCCGTTTTCTCCCAATAAACCGAAAACCCTGCGGGTATATCTCGCTGCTTTATTCCATCGAACTTTTTGTCGAGCCAGTATTTTTCCTTTAGGTAAAGCCTGTCTCCAACCTGACCGAAAGGGCAACCGAACTCATTGCCATTTAAGCGATATGCTATGACTCCCTTTTTGCTCTTTTCCTCAATTACATCACCGGGTGATATATCAATAGGTGACTCACTGACAAAAGACCCGATCCTGCCCGCACGATAAGCCGCAAGTTCATCATCACTTAAAAATAGTGCCCTTTCCTCAACTCTTGATGCGCTCATTTTAGTTTCCCCATTTTTCTGATTGCTCTTTGCACCACTATTGCCTGCAAAGCCTTTTCTCTGTTATGCGTATAACAATACTTCGCAACGTGTGCGGGATCATCCCACCAGTGGACACCATCCTGCATGTCTAAGTATTCTCCGTCTTCATCCATTACAAAATAGCCCCATTTTTCTTTTCGCAATACTACTCTCATGTTATTCCCCTAATTGGCTCTGCCAATAATTCAATGTCTGCAATCTCCATCCTGCACTTGCCGGTAACGATGCCCGTTTGTGGAACTCTGATTATGAATCCATCAACAACACCCCGCACCCTGAAAGCCTGACCAGAAGGCAGCCGCAATAAAAGTTCATCTGATTTTTTGCGCATCTCAATAACACCCTCCTGCCCTTCTAATGCAAAATCAAACTCAACCCTGAATGATTTAATTATGGAATCAGCAACTTTCATTGGTACAGGTGAAGTGCAACGATAAGTACCGGAATGGCTTTCGCAATTTGTGTTAAATCCAATGTTGCAGCAATCAAGTACAGGAATACCCGCAACCGATCTTCCAGCCTTTTCCTGAGCATACAAACTCGGGACAATGCCGGAGCCCGATGCCGCTGCAATGAATTTCAAAAACGTCCTTCTGCTTATCATTTTCTTTTCTCCTACTTTCATCAATTAACAATTAGTAGCCGAGTTCGCGCTCCATATCACCTATGCGCCTCTCAATCTGCAAATAGCTATCGGAATTAATATCCTGTCGAATGTTTTGGCACTCTCCCAATGACTTCACACGGTTAGCCATCTGGTGGTGGTGATCGCAAAATCCATCAGCCCACCCTGCACAATTTTTCATGCACTCCGGAGCCTTGCATTGCGGTGGATTTATAGCGACCCTTATCTCCTCAAGCTTTGCCATAAAAATTTCAAATTGTTCATTGTTCATTTTTTCATCTCCTACTGGTTAATGTTACTGCCTTTGGTTTTAAGTATTCTCTGAGCCTCAAGTATCTCCCTTCTCACTGACCTCTGAGCATTAAGCTTTTCAAATCTTTTCTGCCTAATCTTCCCGCACCTGGAGTGATTGAATTTGCGCCCCGTTCTAGGCTTTCCACACACGTCACAGTGATTATCCTTAGCTAAATAAACCATCTATGCCTCCGTAATTTAATCCGCCCAACTGCGATCAGCCAAACTCGCAAATTTGTTATTTTTAACAGTCTCCAGATCGGATGATTGAGTAACAGGCAAATCCTCGTAGCACCGATTTTTCAACCATCGACAAACATGCTTGAATTTTGCTGTTTTGTCTCCCTGCTTCTGTCTGATAATAAATGACTCGACTTGAGCCCTTAGCACTTTCTTAATCTCATCCAATGGTGGCAACTCTCCAGACTTTTTCAGTCTTTTCCACTCCTGCCATGCTTCCCACTTGCTGCCTCTCGCTCCGAGTCCTTTTGACTCTGTGAAGATGAAGCAGTCAAACAACTCTAAAAAATCCTCATCATCATAATTGTGTCTAGGCATCACTCATCACCCTCACAAGTAATCGAATCTGTTGCAGGCCAGCCATACTCTCCATCAGTTGCATTAAAAATATCAATCATCTCGCAATAAAACTCTGCCTCGCTTTTTTCTATTTCGTACTCACTATCGAACCCGACAGCATGGCCAAATACTACAAGCGAGGTAATAGAAAATATCAACACTAAAGCACCGATATGTTTTTGCATTTTTTTAATCATCTCTTGCTCACTCCTATTTAGGTATATTGATCCCATTATCATAGATATTCGCGACAAAAATAATGCCGCTGTATTCTGCTATGACTCCGTGATCCGGGTTTTTTTTCATAAATTGATTTGCCTCGCTATCACTTGTAAATAGCGCCGTGACTCGCAAAGCTTTCCCCATCGACCGAACGTATATTGCTTGGTGTTCTTTTAATTTTATTTTCTTGCTCATAACTCCACCCGTAAAAGTTTTTCTCTGTCATGCGCCATTTCAGCAAGTTCCATTGCTGTCTCGAATAACCGCTGATCACCCTCTCTTAACCTGTGCTTGTCATTGGACAAAACTGCAAATATCTCCACAGTTAATTCAGCAAATGATTTTCGCGGATCACATAAATTTTCAGTCTCTTTGGTTTCAGGTATTTCAGCGTGAGTTTTGAAAGGCTGCATTTTATCTGCGAAATTGAGAATGTTCAGAACTGATCTAGCATCCTCATTACGCACAAATACTCGCAATTTTTGATTAACATTTATCAGCGAAGAATCGCCGGACATAGTATTAGAGACAATCTCCCATGCATCAGCCCGATGCTCTTTATAAATGTACAAATTTTTTTCACCACTCATAACTTTTTCTCCACCATAGCAAACCTCTCCAGAATGGAGTGGTTTAATTAAAATAGCGCGCAGACTTTGACAGGTATCGAATAGCCAATCTATCCCTATGCTTCTCGCCTTCACATAGGGGGCACGTTCGCTCTCAGGTATCGCCGTCTCGTGGTTTGAAGATTCCACGCCAGTGCCCCTGTCAGCCTGACCGGTTGACCGAAACCTTGCGAAATATGGGAAGGGTAGTAGAATTGCATTCAAGCCGGGTTGGTATTCCACGACATGATCTGTCTCCCATGTTCGCCGTAAAAGGTTCCAGCTTTCCCGGCTTTCTCGATCTTTATAACATCAAATCATCTAATTGCAAAAACTCATCCAGAGAATTGTGCCCAGTTACCTGCGCAATCCTCCAGAGAGTACGCACATCATATATTTGCCCCTGCTGATATTGCCGTACCGCACCTGGAGTAACACCAAGTCGGTCTGCCAGATCAGAGGTAGACAAATCGCGGGCAGCTTTCGCCACCCGCACACATTTGCCAATATGCTCAGCATCAATCTGAGTCAGCATCATCCTCCTCCTCAGCGCCGAAAAGGTCTGGATTAGACTGCACAATTAACTCACCAGTATCCCTCTGCGACTCTGCAAAGGTTTTCCAGATACCACCAGTCGGCCTGCGGAATTGAATTGTACAACCAACTAACATTGCATTGCCTGACACTGGCTCTATGCTGATATTTTTAATCGTGCAATCTTCCAGAGCCTTGCCAAAATAACTTACATCACAATGCTTAAACTCAGAACTGATAGTTACCTTGCCAAGTGGCAATTGGTCACCATTATCCCGCCAGAAAATTTTGTTTTTCCCTGTCGGGAGCCCGAGCAATGTTTTTAGCAAGGTAGCTGTTGACGGGAATTTAACGCGAAGATCGGCTCTCGCTATTTTTCCATCACCACTACCCTCATGCCCACAATTAACATTTATCAATTCTGCATTTGCAGTAAATTTAATCATCGTCCTTTTCCTTATCATTAAACAAGTGGCTCACATCAGGCGGAGTCTGATCTTTTCTCTCCTGATACGGTTGCAGCCACCACTCCAAGCCTCGCTCATAGTGATAGCCAATCAAGCCATGTATTAGATCAACAATGTCACTTTCCAATGACGGTGAAAAGACCAGTGGAATGTCATCGAACTGAATGCACTCGATATACCCACCCTGATCCTTAAGCTTCTGAACGCGATAATTGACGCGCTCGAAACCGAATACCCATGCACACAGTTTCCACTGAGCGGAGTCTGCATACTTCTCATAGGAATAATACTTCTCTGTGGTCTTCACCTCGATAAGCTGATTGCCCATTAAGCAATCAGCCTTAGAGGCCACGCTCACCAATCCATAACTGGTATCAAGGTTCTTTTTGCCATAAACCTCAAACACAGCACTGTCGTTCATCAAATCGAAATTGGGAAACATGCAACCATCGAAGTCGAGAGCAAAGCCATCTATCACTACGACACCCTTGCCCTTGTATTTGCGCCAATGCTCCAGCATGTGATGGTAAGCCTGCCCCAACCGGATTGGCCGGTTGGGTACAAACTCACCCACAATAGCATCGTCCATTTTCTCCACTGTGAACCAATCCTCCGACATAAAAAGCCGGTATGATTCCAGCAGGGAAGGTGAAACCCTAATGAGTTTATTTTTCTGCATTGTCTCCGTCCTTAGAGTCAGCAGAATCATCCTCGCTCTTTTTCTCAGGGTTCTTTTTAGGAGCCGCCTTGAATTTGCCATCTGCAAACTCGAGTCCTGCTTCCTTAGATCGCTCCCACAATAATCGCTTACAAGATGGCTTAGCCATCGAAGGCAATGTATTCAACTCCTCAAGAGCCTCATTAAATGCCTTCGCGGTTTTCATTTTGGAATAGTCCTGGCGCTTGCCTGAAACAATGTCAGCAATTTGTTTTGCCTCCTCACCCATTGCATTGAGTGAGTCCTTGATCTTAGTCAGAACTCCGGCAAAAAAATCACCCTCGACATTAAAATTAGGCACTTTGATAGGTGGCAACTGTGCGGAGTTTTTACCCTCCCACTTGTTGGTTGGATTAAAGTCCAACACTGTATGGTTATCATCCCCTGAATACATATAGCCAACAGCATCAGCAATCTTAAATATCTCACCATAACTGCCACCCTGCACATCAGGTCGAAAAACGGTATCGTCTCCACGCTGCTTTTCTACATCATGGCAAACAATTACCAAATCTTTACCGAGCAATGTCAGGCCAGATGCCCATGCTGCAAATCGCACTTTTAACTGACCATAACCCTGCAATGTAAGGCCACCGTTGTAACCAAGCTTCGGGTTTTCCTTCATTAATGCTTGAGCCAGAAAATCCAATGCTCGACCACCGGTGTCAATTACGATTGTGTTGTACGGAGCAACGTCCTCCGCACTAATCGACTCAATATCCGACCATGAATTTACCTGCACACTGTCTTTGCGAAAGCCAGAGCGGTAAGCACCTTTATCACAATCAATTAACAGGGGAGTGTCAGCAGTAAATGCTGTTGAGGTTTTACCTACGCCCGGTTGTCCGTAAATCATAACCTTCGCGGCGGTAACTTTGATGGGCTCCTCAGCCCGAACGATATTCAAACTCATTTTTGTGTCTCCAATAAAAAAATTAATGCCATTGCGGCGCACTAATTATCACCAGAATCACTGTTAAAAACAATAGCAAATCTATCGGCTTTGCTGGTGTTCCACGTGAAACAACCACAAAAAAGCCCGCTATTGCGGGCTGATCCGATTAAACCTGCCAATTCCTTCACCACATCACGCTGGCTGAACGATAACTGCAACCCTGAATAGCGGGTCTATTTTATCTCCCATTCAGCAGGGGGCTTCTGGTGGCCTCCTGCGTGATCTTGGTAAATTTATTGCCAGCCTGAGTCAATGTCGATTGCTTCAAGATCGGCGAGTGATGATGCTGCATTAGCATCCGTGGCCAAATCAAATGCGTTCTCACCATTCGCATCTTCATTAGCCATTATTACATTTTTAATTGCTGAGATTGTTGCTGCATTTGTTGCAACAGGTTCACCCTCGATAACTCTTTTTCGGTTTGGGTTCGGGTTAAGGTCAGCGCCCAATATCTGGCTAAATCTTTTGCCATCTCTCCTGACCAGACTTCCGCCAACATCTAGTGGCGCGCTCACTTTCTCATCGAACTTGGCCTGTATTCTTTTTTTAACTTCTGTCCTGGCGTCCTCCAATGGCAAATCATTGATAGTTGTGCGGATCAGAAGGCGATCATTTTCCACAATCTCCTCCTGCACTTGCTCAGTGAATGAACTGGATGAGTTATCAACTGTCTCTCTCTCGATTGGCACTATCTTATCTTCGCCAAACTCGAAACCAATAACCACTGGTGAAACGGTACCGCCACCAGCAAATTTTGCCCTGTGCGCTTCACCATTATATTCAGCAATTTTTATTCCGTTCCGTATGTGCGCTCTGTCATTCATTTTTTCACCTATGCCTCGTATCCGACAAAACAGGCCGCGACTGCTGCCCGACCTCTGCTGTTGCTTGAACTTATATTGATCTGTATATCTTCCCCTGTTATAGCACCTGAAAAATCGTAGTGGTATAACTCGCCTTCGCCGTTGCCAGAATTTGTGTTATCGGCTGTAAAATTACCATTATTATGCGAAAGAGTTTGCGAACCATAAACCGATGCTGCCTCAATTACGCAACCACTGCCAATGCCATTGATGGTTGATGCCAATATCGTTGTGGTGGCGGGCGATCCATCATCGTGCTGATCGAAAGCACTGGCATGAACTTCAAGGAATGGGGCGTTCACCGTATAAACCTGCAAAACGGATTCGTCACTTTGCGCGTTCGCAACATAACTGCAAACTATATCTGCGGTGGTTCCAGTCGGAACCTTCGCATAAGCAATACAGGCATAAGCCTCATTCCCACCACCAGCCGCAACCGAGCCACTATCAACAATAATCGCAGATATGCCACCGATGGTTACTCCGCTGAAGCCTATTGCATCACCATTACGGCTCACTTGT